CTCACTGGCAACAAGGCCCGGCACACGTTGCCCGCCGCCACGATCGCCGAAGCCGTCAAAGCCCCGGTCGCCCTGGTTTGGCTTGAAACGGCCGCCGTCGCCTTCGTCCTTTATGAGCTGGCGCGCTTGGCCACGTCGTTCGCCTAGTCCCCAGCTCCGCCCGCCCCTGCCCTCAAAGGAGTCATCAACCATGTCGAAGACCACAATCGCCGCGTGCGCTCTGCTACTCGCGAGCGTGTCGGCCGCCGCGTCACAGACGGTGACAACTTCTTGCTACCGCGTCGCGCACGGCCGCACTTGCACAACTCACTTTATCGGCCCGGTTGACGCGAGCCCGCGCGTGATCAGCGTTCCGGTTGATCCGGAGGCGGAGGCGAAATGGCGCGCTTTCTGCGATCCGAAGATTGTCACCGGCTCCGATGGCGTCGGCCGTTACGTCTACTCCAAACCCGGATGTGAAAACGGGAGGAGCGAATGAGCGGCGAAGTTGCTCGATCTAGCCAAAAACTTGTTTGGCGCGCCTATGTCGATCGCGTTTTCGGCGAGGCATATCGGCTAGACGGTCTTCCGCACCATGAAGACTGCGCTCATGCCTATGAGAGTGCCGGCGCTTGTGGTGCCACGGCTTGGATTTCGGGGCGCTACCTCACGGCGCGAGGCTCCGACAAGATCACCGCAATTCTAAACCTCAACCGTGCAATCGCCCGGCGATCAATCGACCTATTCGGCGAAGAGGCCGGCGAGCCCGTGTTTGAGCTTGAAGTGAGAGGAGTGAGAGCGCGTGTCCCACCAATCGAAAAGCAATAACAAACTAACCATCGCGGAGGAGTTTACGGAACAACTACGTGCAACCATAAACTCCGTCATCTACATCACTAAGCGGAAAGTAGCCTATCCGACTCAAGCAACAAGAAGGCGGCAACGCCTCAGTGCGAGGGAGTCTATTAACGTGCTGGGAATCGTCATCGGAGCGCCGCTCCTTGCCTTGGTTGACAACTACTTTTTCGTGTCCCCAACCGGGACATTTAGCGCCCCGACGCCCTCCGAGCTGTTCGCGTGTGGCGTCGCTCTCTATGTCTATATAACCACATTCGAAATCTGCGCAATTTCGGCTCCGGCGCTAGTAGTGCCGGCGGCTCCTCCCGTCCCGCAGTTTGGCGATATGGAGCTGTTAGAAGACGCAAGCGAAATAGAGTTGTTAGAGACCGCGGGCCAAATCCTCGCCGACAACACCGATGATCCTCTTATCCGTGAGAAGATCGACACCTTGCTAGCTGGCAAGAGCGTGAACCACTAAGCCTTGAACGTCGGGCGCCAGAACGGCAACCCGGCTTCAAGCTCTAAACTTCCCGCCCCAAAAAGTCACGATCGTTCGCGCGCTGTTCACGTAGGTTATGACGTGACTCACGCTATGCCCATTCGGCCCCTTCATATAGGGAAACTGCAAGGAGCACGCGCCGCCGGACACGACGCCATCGCGCCACGTCGCGGTGTGATCGTGAGCCTTATTGACCCGGCGTCCTAGCTTCCGCAGAGCGTGCGTTGATCCCCGGCCGCCGTTGACCCCTAGGTGGCCGTGCAAACCGCACTCAATGCCGCCGTTGTTGTATTTGCAAAGGATATAGGACTCATCCTCCCCGAGGAAGAAGACCGACTCCGGGATGCCTTGCGCGCGAAGCGCCCATTCCAGAATATTGAAATCGCGGTCGCCCCGGTCCATTGCCGTGAGCATTTGTAGTTGAAGCAAGTTGAAGTAACGGGCGTTGAGCGGATCGCGCTCCGGCTTCGCTTCGTTCAACCAGCGATCAAGGTGGTGATCGTGGTTGGAGCGCACAACGATAGTCTCGCACCATGCGCGCGTCGCTTCGTTGATGAAGTCGGCCGTGACGCGCATTTCATCTTCAACGCTCCCCTCCCCGTCAACGTGCTTTTGGTACGTGCGATGAAAGTCTTTGATTTCGTGGTGCCCGCGCGAGCGCATGGAAAATACGTCATGGAAGAATTGCTTCTTCGCCCCGAGCTGGTCAAGCATTCCGCCGTCGCCCCAACCTAGCTCACGAATCCAAAGCTCCATTTCGGCCGCGTGAATGTCTCCCCAGCCGATCCCCTCAACGATCGTCTCCTTTTGCGGAACGGCCGTCACCTTGCCGTCCGCGATCTTGACGCCGCGGAAGCCTGACGGGCCTATATCGTAAACCTCGCCTTGATCGCCGACTTGGAGCTGCCGCACGTACCAATTACCGGCGGAGTCGACTTCGACCAAGAGCCCGCCGTAAGAGTGCTTGCGCTCCGCGACAATGCCGACGCGCTTTTGAATATAGTTGCGTTGCGTGATCGCGCCCGTTGTATAGTTGAATTTCGTCGCCTCATCCGCCAGCGAAGCCACGGACTCCATTGCGTGTTTGACGTGCGGGAAGATATTGGAGTTGCGCCCGTTGTAGTCGTCTAGGCCGGTGAGCGGCTGGGAAGCGGTCGGGAGAATGTTCATCTCGCCGCACCATATCAAGCCGGGCGCGAGCTGAATCGATTCGTCTCGGATGTAAGGGACAAGCTCCGGCGCATACCAAAGCTTGTCGCGCACTTTGGGATCGAACTTCCCGCGCTTCACAGCCTTAGCGCCGTAGGAGTCCATCGCGTATGAGAAAGAGCCTAGAATAAACTCGCACGTATCGGTGCCGCGGTTGTCTAACCAACGGGCATAAGCGAGGAGGTTTGCGAGCCCGGCCTTATGAGGGTGCGTGTTGTTCTGACAAGACGACAGGATATAACGGAAGACGGTCTTCCCTTTCGGGAGCGGCCGTTTGGTCGCTTGCACGTAGTCAATGCGGCCGTCAACGACTTTGCCGAGCTTGATCGAAAGCGCTTTCTCCGCGAGCTTCAAACGATTTTGGAATGTTTGTCGTGCAAGCTTCCGTTGCCGGGCGGCTTCCGAGAGGTTGCCGCCGGCCGCCATATAGGCGTCAACGTCAAGGCGCAATTCTTCGATCGCAACGGGGGGCGTCATGAGCAATACTCCGGAACTTGAAAACGCTACTTCTGAAAAATCCAGTCTTTGAAACCGATAATGAGAATCGAGAAGAGCCCGGCGAATACGGCGCCGACGCACGTCTTGATCGCTGCGCTTTTGATTTCGCGAGCGCCGCGGTTCATCCGCGCCAAAAAGGAAAGATCATCGCGGAGGGCTTTGATTGCCTCCTTGTCGTTCACGTCGACTCCGAGATGAAGGAAAATTCCGGCAACGACTTTTTCCGCCATCTCATTCGCCATCTTCTCCGCGGCGCGTTCTGCGCTCTGTTCGGAGAGAGCGCGAACGGCTTGCTCTGCAAGCGGTCGCGCCTGAAGATCAGGCGCCGGAGGATCGTTGAACATTTCCACGACACTACCTCCGGCGCAAAGCGGCGATGACGGGGAGAGCACCAACGGCCACGCTCGCGCCCACGAAGAGCGAAGTGATAATGGCGTGCTCCGTCGTCTCGAATTGGCCGGGGAGAGAAGCAACCTTCCAAGAGCCGACGACGTGCGCGCACACGGTCGGAAGGTAATAATCACCGATGCAAGGAACCCAACGCGACGAGTCTAGAATGACTTGCCAATAGTGCCATGCGGTCGGCGCCATAAAGCCGCCGATCGTCATCATAACCCACGGCGACCATTTGCCTTCGGCGAGTCGAACTTGCGTCTTCAGCTCATCGGCGCGCGTCTGTCCGGCAATGACGGAGCCGCCAAGCCCGGCGATCGTGGTGTTGTCGCTGATATGCTTTTGCGCGTCCGCGTCGACTCGCTTGTTGAGGAAGTCGAAGATCGGGCTGACAAGCGACGACACGCCAGAAAGGAGAAGCTTCCAAATCCACATGACAATCACTCCCCTTCATCAACGTTCGGAGTGTCGCGAGAACGGAAGCCCGCCATCGGCCCTTTCGTGACCATCCGAAGGCAAAGGAAGCCGACGCCAACCGCGATGAGAATGGAGCCAAGCCGGGCGTTTTCCGAAAACGTCGTCTTGACCCAATTCGCGATATCAACGTAATCGAATTGATCGGCGAAGCCCGCGGCGACCATGGCGAAACAAGTCATCGCCGTTCGCACGCCCCGGAACACGCGCATTGCGCCGTTGGCTATACGCCGGAGGAGGCCCGGCGACTCATCGTTCTCTTCGTCAATCCGCGCGGCCATGGCGCCCCTCACTTCCGGTTTGCGAGCGCCATCAGCTCATCGCGATACTTCCAAGCGACCCACGCAATAGTCGCCAGCACGACAAGCCCTAGGCCGATATAGACCAGCATGGGGAGATGGCCGCCGGAGACTTGATCGGCCGCAATGACAGTGCCGCCGGTCCCGGTAGCGGTGCCGGCTCCCGTCTTCATTTGCTTCTTCGCGTCAAGCTCCCGTTGAAGCGCGGCACGCGTAGCCGGCCCGACTATGCCATCGGCGGTTAGCTGGGGGTGCGCTTTCTGGAACCCGCGCACGGCCGAGTCCGTCTCCGCGTCGAACAAGTCGCCCGACACCTTCCGGAGCCCTAATGCAACCAACGTGTCGTTAAGCTCGCGCACATGCGGGCCTTCGTCGTTGACGCGCAACATGCCGGGCGTTCCACGCAAGGGGTGATCGCCGGAGTCCGCCGGCACCACGCGGCCGTCGCTGTTGAGCACGGGCGGGCGGTTGCGGCCCTCCGGCCCGTAATCGCCGCTCGCGATCATGGCCGCCTCGCGCGCACGGCGGCGCGTGAGGCCCGGCCACACCTTGCCGCCGCCCTTGTTCCAGCTCATGAGCGCGGAGCTAATCGCGGCCGTCGAAGCCTTGTCGCGCCAACGGCCGACCCACGACGCGCGGCCAATCGCGCCCGTGTTGTAGTGGAAAGAGATTCCGGCGTCGGCCTCATTCGGCTTGGCGCCCGGCATTGCCTTGTCAACGGCCGGCGCGTAACCGCGCTTGATCGACTCGCGAAGCAAGTGCTCCGCTTGCTCCTCCGTGATGGTGAGCCCGGCGCCGATCGGCCGGCCAAGATACTGCACCGCCCACGAGTCATGATTGGTGATTCCGAATCCGACCGTCCAAACGCCGACCGGATCGCGGTACGCTTTGAGTGCCCGACCCTCGAAGGAGCG